CTCCATAAACCCATCGGAAAGCAAGGAGGGGGGTGGGGTAGGCTTCCGATGCTTCCTATGGAACAATATTTCTTATGGAAAATGCTTTTTAAAAGTTTTTTGACTTAGAAAAATATAAATAGATGCTTTTACAAAGTGATTTATGAGAGGCACACTAAAACTAACTAAAGAGGATATTGAGTGGGCTAATGCAGTTAAGGACAGAGACGGGAGGAAGTGTGTTATTTGTGGGAATCCTGAAAGACTTAATGCCCATCATATAATCGTTAGAGAAAATCACTCAGTTAAGTATGATTTAATGAATGGATTATCTTTATGTCCTTTACATCATTTTTTTAATAGACAAATTTCAGCCCATAATAATCCTCTTGGTTTAATAATGTGGTTAGAGAAGAACAGACCTGAACAATTAAATTATCTTAAGGAGAAAATGAATGCAATACTCTTGTAAGTGGAATTTACCCACTATGGACAACTGGCAGACAAATATTTTAACGATTGTAGGAAATATTATTTTAATGTGTGGTCGTCAGGTTGGTAAGTCAGAGATTATGAGTAAGAAATTAGCAGATTTTCTTTTAAACAATCCTAAAATGCACATAATGATAGTTTCAGGAGTAGAGAGGCAGGCATCAGGGCTCTACAACAAAACCCTTAGGTATATTGAGGCTTCTTATCCTGGAGAACTTAAAAAAGGTAAGGATAAACCATTAAGAACATGTTTTAAATTAAAAAATGGTTCCATCCTAAGAACAGAGCCAGTGGGTTTAGATGGTTCAGGTGCCCGTCAGCATACTCTTAACGGAGTTGTGTTTGAAGAAATGCAACTCATCCCCGAGGATGCTTTTGGGGCAATTACACCTATGCTCTTGACAACTGGCGGTTTTATTTGGATGTTAGGGACAGCCTGGTCTACTGAGGGATATGTCTACGATAGACTATCTGACCCTGACTTCCAAGTTTTTAGGATTAATAGTGAAGAAGTCGCAGAATTAAGACCCGAACCCCAAAGAACTTTAATGTTAAAGCACTTAGAGAAAGAAAGAGAGAGGTTGGGCGAGGCTATCTATGGTCAAGAGTATTTGGCTATCCCCTCAGAGAAGATAAGGCAGATATTCCCTGATAGATTAATAGCCAAGTGTCAGAGTCTTAAAAGGAGAGATAGGATAAGACAAGAAAATACACATGTGTGCGGAGTAGACCCCGCAGGTTTAGGAGAGGACGAGGGGGCAATAACTATTTTAGATACCGAGAGAGATATTGCGGAACAAGTAGATTTTTTTATTACAGAAAAATTAATGACTACTCAGACGACGGATAAGATTATTTTATTAGACGAGAAATACGATTTTAAAAAGATTTATGTAGATGATGGGGGAGTTGGCTTTGGTGTGCTAAGTGAATTAATGAATGATGACAGGACAAGATATAAAACTATTGCTATGAGTAATGCAACAAGAAAAATAAATAAAAACGGAGAGAGAAAAAATACTGGAACAGATAAAAATGAATATTATCTTAATTTATTGAGGATGATGGAGAGGGGAAAGATTAGATTATTAGACGATGCAGAAATAAGAGAAAGCTTAAAATCTTGTAAATTTGAATATCACGAGACTACAAAAAAGATGTTAATTACCTCAACTTACAACCATCCAGTAGAAAGTTTGATAAGAGCTGCCTGGGCGTGTGAAAGCAAAGATTTAAATTTAACGGTTCACTCCATAAAAGTATAAAATGGAATTTCAAAAGAGATACACAACCCTAGAAGAAAAAGATAAAGGAGAAAATAAAGATAAAAAAGTTATTTCTAATGATGCTTTTGCTATCGGGGATATGATACAAGAATTAATAAATAATATTGAGCACACAAGAAGCTCGCTTATGAGATAATGGTAGAAGCAGGGACTTTATGTGTTAATGCAGACGTAGTTAAGAAGTCAGGACTTTATGCAAATACTACAGCCATAGCAGAAGCCTCTACAAATGTATTGATTAAAGAAGCTGAGGGGACAGTTTGTGCCGCATGCAGATATGATATAGTTACAAATTACGCAAGTTTATCTACAATAGCGAAAGAGTTTTTTAGAGATATGGTGAGTTCTTATGCAGCAGTTATGGCGGCTATCTATGATATGGGTGGGTATACTGATAGGCAGGAAGCTACAACCATTTTAAATATTAATTGGGCTATATTCTCAGCAGGATTAAAGAAATGTGAGAGTGATTTGTTCAGAGAGTTCTTAGGGGTGGATAGTTAAATGGCTGATAATTTTCCTGTTAATTTTCCTATTCCTCAAAGCTCAGCTTTAGCGAATTATAATTATACTGATGTTGCTGAGGGGACTGGAGTAGTCATATTTTATGGAGGTTGTGCAAATACAAGCACTGGAGAGACTTATTTTCTTACAGATAAAAATATAATTTCTTCAACCCCTGAATTTTCTGCAGCAGTTGCTTATTCTGCGACCGGGGTTTTCACAGAAAAATTTAATAAATCTTTTAGTGCAAGCCCTTTTAATTCTCCTAGAATAGTCATGGGAACAGCTTATATTTCTATTCCTACCGCTTCTAATGAAGCAGACGACGGGCTAGTTAAAAGCTATTGTGTTGTAACCATACAAAAAAATAGCGGGGGTAGCTTATCCACATTAGTTACTGCAACCTCAAACACATTCACACCTCCTGCAGCCGTAGTTAAAACCGCTTATAATTTTTTAGTTCCTTTAGTAATTCCTCAAACCCATTTTAAGAGGGGAGATATTTTAATAGTTAATATTTCTTTATGGGGATATACAACCCACAACGACACAGCCAACTCAAAATTAGGAATTGCATTTGACCCGTCTAATAATTATACTACTTACACTTACACTTCATCAGTAGGAAAAACATCTAGACTAAGTTGTTATATCCCATTCAAACTAAATTTATAAAATGGCTAACGAACTAAACCCAAACTCTGCAACGACTACGAACTTCACAGGCACAGTCCCTGACTTCATAGTTAAACAAATCGCTCTCGATACCGCTAGTCCAAGCCAAGACGAGACCTATTGGTATTTTACTAAGGCTACTACCTACTATGGTTATTATTTAAGCATACCTGAGATATTCTCTGCAGCAAATGCTCTATCCACCTGGACTGTTTCCCGTAGTTGGACTACTCCTAATGTAAACACAGAAGCTGCACTTAAAAGAGTTGTAGGAATGGGTAAGGATAGTTTTACTCAGATAATGTGGAACCATGAAGTAGTTAAATTAATCGTTGGAGATGCTTTTATTGAAGTTAAAAGGAATGATACAAAACTTATTAATTTAATTCCTATTTCACCTGAGAGAGTTAGAATTGCTTTTAATAAAGAGGGTATGATTAAAAGATATGATGTTTGGAATGGGACTATTTGGAGAGAAGTAAAAAAAGAAAATATGATACACTCTACTAATAAGAGATTAGGAGACCAGTTGCACGGAACCTCACAAATTGAGGCTTCTAAGTTTATTATTGACGCTAGAAATGAAGCATTATCAGACGAAAGAATAATCAAACACAGAGACAAAGCTTTAGGTATTGCTTATTATGAAACAGACAAAGCAGGTAAGATAAGCTATGCAAATGCACAGATTGAGAAAGCTGTAAAGAATGGGGAAATGGTAGGACTTCCTAAAGATACTGTTAAGATAGAACCTTATCCGTCTAGAAGTTCAGAAGATAGAACAGGATGGATTTCTTATTTAGAAAACTTCTTCTATCAAGTTTTTGGAGTTCCTAGAAGCATAGCTTCAAGTGATGGAACATCAGCAGTAGGCGGTAAAATGGGACATGTTATTTTTGAACCTATTTATACTAAAGAACAGATTGATTTAGAAGATGACTTATGGAACCAACAAGCAATTAAAATTAAATTTAATAGACCACCAAGTTTAGGCGGGTTAGTCCAAGAAGAAGAACAGAAGAACTCAGGACAGACTAACCTACAACCTAACGACAGCGTGGTTAATATGAACAGAGAGTAAACAAAAAAATAAACATGGTATTAAAAAAAGTTAGCAATGTAAGACCTGCAGTGAAACCTCCGCAAAGGAGAGACCCAAACGCTCCTAGAACCCCCGAGGAAGAAGCTAGGTATCAAGCACAGCTATCAAATCCAAATCAGCAAAGAATAACTTTTAATAAGGATGGAAGCACTCAGGTAGATAATAAAATATTTTCTCAGGAAGATTATAAAGAGAGATTAAAAGAAAATGCTGCAGGTGTAGGAGAGCAAG